CCCACACTTCGATGGGCTGACCCGGCGACAGCTGCTGCCCCAGCCCGTGCCACGGAGTGTCGCCGACATACGCCATGTTGTGGCGGTTGCGAACTGCGTCGAGATTGATGATGTGTGCCATTTCTATTGCTCCGTTGAGTGGTTGATGACGTCGGTCCAGCTGCTCGAACGCCGCATCCGCAGCGCCCAGATGAGGTGGTGCGCGTGTTTAATTTCGCGTTGCGGAAGTGCCGCCTTTATGCGCCCGCATGCGTTGCTCCAAAGTTCCTCGTGCTTTTCGTGGATGCGCAGCCGGGCTGCAGCAGCGGCGGCATCGCGCACTGATCCAGACCCGGACCGTGCGGCGGCGTCGAGCGCATCAGCGGCGTCGACGTGGAAATCGACGCGGCGCTGCGCCGCGATCAATTCGCGCACCAGATCGGTGTAGATCGGGTCGAGCGCCGTTGCCGCTGCTGCGACCGCGAGGGATTGGGCGAGTACTCCGTGGTTCATGTTTTGCTCCTCTTTGGGGTGGTTGTTAGCTGAGCGCGCGGATCAACTGCCAGTACGCGTTCTCGACTTCGGGTTGCGGCAGCGCAGCCTCTATGCGCGCGGATACTTCGCTCCAGCGCTCCTGATGCTTGTCATGGATGCGCTGTCGGGCGGCAGTGGCGGCGTCTTCGAGCGCGGCAGCGTCGAGCGAATCAGCAGCATCGATGTGGAAATCGACGCGGCGTTCCGCAGTGATCAGTTCGCGCACCAGATCGGTGTATTCGGGATCGATTGCCGTTACCGCCGCAGCGACTGCGAGGTATTCGGCGAGGACAGGGTGGTTCATGTTTTGCTCCGGTTGAGGGGGGGACAATGCCCCCCGACAGAGCGAACAATACGGGGATCAGATGTTAATTGCAAGCTTTAAGTGCGAAAATAATCCGAAGCAGCAAAAAACATGAGCCGCAGACCATGGATCGCCTCGATCGAATCGAGCAGAAATTAGACCGCGTCGTCGACGCCCTGGCTGATCTGGCACGTATTGATGAGCGGCAGGACGCACTCGCGCAGAGGATCGATAGGCACGAGTTCCGGCTCGACTTGATCGAGGATGCCCAGCAGCAGAACAGCGAGACGCTGGCGAAGTCGGCAGGCAGGGGTCTGCTTATCGAGCGAGGCGCGTGGATCGTTTTCGCGGCGGCAGTCAGCCTCGCGAGCCAGCTGCTGTGATCCGCCGGGACGATTTGATAGCAGCCATCCCCGGGACGATTTGATAGCAGTCAAAAATTTTCGAGCCGGGGAAAAAGGATCCACCCCCCAATCTCGGCTCTCTCTATATAGAGGCAAGACACCATGAGTGACGAGAGAACCCTCACAGACAGACAGGAACGGTTCGTTATCGAGTACTTAGCGTGTGCCAACGGTGCAGAGGCAGCACGTAGAGCCGGATACAGCGAACACACAGCACGAGTGATCGCATTCGAGAACCTGACAAAGCCTTACATCAAAGCGGCGATTGACCGGAAAAGGAGCGAATTGATGGCGGATACAGAGGACAAGGTGCAGTGGCTGGTTGAGCGGCTCACAGCCGAGGCTACCGACGGCGACAACAACGACTCGACGAGAGTCCGAGCCCTAGAGGTGCTGGGCAAGGTTTACGGCGCTTTCGCCCCCGAAAAAACGGAGGTCACCACCTACAGCGCCTCGTTTCTCGCCGATTTGGACCTCGACGACACCGAGCCGGACCTCCCGCCGATGGACATTCCCGGCGGAAACAACGACTTACCGCAGCACTGACACGACCTACGCGAGGTCATGGCGCATCATACCCTGCCCGTCACGACGCCCAGCGGGGGTATGGGGAGGGGTGTCGTCTGCCGCCGCCCCGCCGCTCGCCACCCTGGTTCCATGAGGGAACTATCAGCCCCTAAACCCAACCCTGGAGACCCATGAAGCACTTAATGCGCAGCCCGACAGCTGCTGAGTACCTGGACATGGAGGAGGACGTTTTCCGCATGAGCGTAGCGGCGTATGCGGACAGCCTGATGATTGGTGAAGAGCAGTATTACCGTCGGGCGGACTTGGAACACATTGTGAAGTGTTTGTTCGAAGCCCCATCGGAGGCGGCGGGAAATGTTCTGCCGTTTCCGCCATGAAGAAGAACAGGTATGACCTGCGACCGGTGGCGTGTGCGAATTGCGGCAAGACGGCATGGGTGCCGAAGGACAATTCGGCGTTGAGGTTGTGTGAGTGGTGCGAGCGAAAGATCAAGTGGAGGGGGGATAGGGTCCGGCGGATGGGGGGCGGTCGATCTGAGAGTACCGGGAGGAAAAGATGAAAATTTTGACCACGAACCCTACGTGGAATGCCGTTGCGTACCAGAAGCAGCAGGCGCTCGATACGGGGGCTTTTCGCAAACCGAGGACGGAGATACCTGAAGTCGTCAAAAGTGCGTTATATGACTCCAGGAATGGTTCTGTAACGGTTAGGGACTTAACGAACACAAAGCGTGTTGATGTAAGGGTTTAGATGAAAAAGAATATAAAAAGATGTAAACCTTCCTATTCAGGGAAAAGGAAGTGGAAGAAGCGGAAGAAGCCCCCCAAGCCGAAGCGGAAGCCGAGCCCTATGAAGATGAACTGTTACGCCTGTGATGAAGAGTTGCGCTGGATGAGTGATGTTGACTCGCCCAGTGACCTTTACGAGGTCGACACCTTTCTGAGCTGTCCGAGGTGCGAAGCGCACGTTGTGGTGTCCTGGGGCACTCACCCGGATGACGTCATTAGCCCCCGTCCAAACAATGTAATTCCGATAAGGAAGAACTGTGACTGAAATCGTTCTGTCCAGGTGGGCGCATTCACCTACTGCGACCATGGGAATCATCGAGCTTGAGGGCGAAGTTTTTTGGACGGTGGAGCGTCCCTGGCTCGACAACGCGCCGAATGTCAGTTGCGTTCCGGAGGGCGTTTATGACTTGAGGTGGCGGGAGTCACCCAGGTTTGGGTGGACCTGGATTCTGGAGGACGTGCCTAACCGCACTCACATTTTGATTCATTCAGCGAACTGGAGTCGCCAGTTGCAGGGGTGCATTGCTCTTGGGACTGGGCTGATGGGGAATGAATTTGCGGTATCGAATTCGAGGGATGCCGTTAAGCGCTTTGAGGAGCTAACTGACAGAGACGAGTCGTGGTCCCTCCGGATCGAAAGTGCCGCTTTTGCGGCGCTCCCGTAACCCCTGGTGCGGGGAAACCGATATGTAGCAAGTGCCGTCATGCCCAGCAGCGGGAGGCTTGGGGGCGGGACTGGAAGAGCTACTTATCTGGTCGTTTGAGGATTGCGAAGCATCGAGCCAAGAGGAAGGGGCTGAAGTTTGAGATTGATCTTGCCTATTGCATGCAGTTGCTTGAGGAGCAGGACCACCGCTGTGCGATTACGGGACTGCCATTCACCCGCAGTGCTACTGGCGACGACATGGACATCACCCTTGACCGAGTCAATTCAGACCAGGGCTACGAGCCAGGCAATGTAAGCCTTATTGGGTACCGGGTTAACTCGATGAAATCTGACCTGACCCTTCAGAAATTTCTGTGGTGGTGCAAAGCCGTAAGCAATTATGACGAAGATCGAACAAGTCGCTAGGAAGCTCAAGGCGAGCTTTCCGCTGTACGCCAAGAACATTCTCAAAATTGTCAGCAAAGAGGGTGAGATGGCTCCGCTGGTCCTGAACAGGGGTCAGATGTGGCTACATCAGCGGCTTGAACAGCAAATGCAGGCGCAGGGCAATATCCGTGCGCTGGTCCTGAAAGCCAGGCAGGTGGGCATCAGCACCTATGTCGAGGGGCGTTTCTTCTGGCGCATCACCCAGAACCGAAATGCCAATGCGTTCGTGCTGTCGCACCTGGCGGAATCGACCAATTCCATCTTCCAGATGGTGAATTTCTTCTACCAGAACATTGGGCACCCTGCGTTTAAGCCGCCGCTGCAAAGTCAGACGGGGTCAAGTCTTGTATTTCAGGACATCAACTCCCGGTATCGGGTAGGTACTGCAAGATCCACGCAGACTGGACGCGGTCAAACCAATCGTTTCGTACACGGTTCTGAGGTGGCGTTTTACCCGCAGGGAAGTGACATCGTGGCTGGCTTGCTGCAAACGGTTGGGGGTCAGAACTCCGAAGTTATCCTCGAAACAACTGCCAACGGAACCGGCGGCTGGTTTTATGAGCAGACCATGAAGGCTCTGAGGGGCGAGACGGAGTGGCAGGTTTGTTTTATCCCTTGGTTCTGGATGCCGGAATATGTGCGAAAGCCCAGCCCGTATTTCGAGGCGACCCCAGAGGAGTACAAGCTGGCGCAGCAGTACGGGTTATCTGATGCACAGCTGTGTTTCCGCCGCGCAAAATTAGATGAGTTGGGGAGTTCTGACCTTTTCCGCCAGGAATACCCGTCTACTCCGATTGAGAGCTTTTTAACGAGCGGTAGGTGCTTTGTCGAAGAGGCTGCGCTTCAGGCGGCTGAAAGCGAGTGCTACACCCCGGATTTCCGGGGGGATTACCGTAACGGTATTTTGACGGCGCATTCATCCGGTCCCTATAAGGAGTGGCATTCGCCTAGCGCGAACGAAAACTATGTCATTGGGGTGGACGTTGCCGAGGGTCTCAACTACGGCGATTACTCAGTTGCCCAGGTGCTGGATGGGCTTGGGCGCCAGGTGGCGTGCTGGCACGGGCATGTGGATCCCTTCGAGTGGGGGAATCTGGTTGCTGCTTTGGGGCAGAGATTCAACCATGCCTATGTGATTGTAGAGCGGAACAATCATGGTCTAACGACTCTACGCAGGCTCCAGGAAATCAATTATCCCAACCTGTTTGTCGAATCGAGCGTAGATGGCGCTTATGGCGACAAGCTCACGAAAAGGGGTGGTTTTCTTACAACCAGCAAAACCAAGCCGCTGATCGTGGACAACATGGCTGCGCTGCTTCGCCAGGAAGAAAGTGGCATTGCCGATCTTGAGTTGGTGAATGAGTTGCGAACCTATGTCATTGACGACAAAGGCAGTTTCAATTCGCAGCAAGGGTGCTATGATGATCGCGTGATGGCTTTCGCCATCGCTTTGCACGGACTCGCTTCAATGCCCCGCCCGAGGGCACCGATAATCCAAAAACGCTACACAAGCGTTGATGCGATTGCAGGTTATTGATGAGCGAGTTGCAAATTCAGGAAGAGACCGAGTACGACGGCGTTCAGGAGCATGAGCTTGAATCGCTGGGCTCTCGCCTGTCTTCAGTATTTACTGAATACCGAGACGCTCGGAAAGAGACTGAAAACGAGTGGATCAAAGATCTTCGGCAATACCAGGGTCAGTATGAGCCTGATGTGCTTGCTCGGCTCAATGAGTCTGGAGCGCGGTCAAAAGTCTTTGTAGGTATCACTCGCACCAAGGTTATGGCTGCGTATTCGCGCCTGATTGACCTTTTGTTTCAGTCTGGTGATTCGTTCTTTTCGATTGAACCTACACCAATTCCGCAAATTTCTCCGCTTAAAGCGATGGAGATGCGCCAGATGGCGATGGAGCAGGTCACTGCTGCCAGCGGAATGGATCCTGCTCTCAATCAAGACCTGATCGCTCAGCGCATGCAGGAGCTTGAGGGCGAGTTTCTCGAAGCCGAAAAGCAGATTGCAGAACGTGCAGCAGAGCTGATGACGGTCGAGATCGAAGATCAGCTGATCGAAAACAATGCCGAAATGAAGATCAAAGAGGCGATCTTAGAGGCGGCTATTTTCGGCAGCGGTGCGGTTAAGAGCGGAACAGTTCGGATTGACCGGACGCAGTCGTACTCGCGGGTCATTGACCCAACGACGGGATCGCAGGGTTACGCGCTGACGCAAATTGAAAGACCGATGCCCGAGATCGAGGCAGTGTCGATTTTCGATTTGTACCCGGACCCTTATTGCACGACCCTCGATGATTGTGACGGGTTGTTTCGGCGGCACGTTCTAACCAGGAAGCAGTTTCGTGACCTGGCGGACCTGCCAGGTTTTGATGGGGATGTCGTTCGTCACCTGTTGAAGACCAGCCGTAAGGGCAATCATTCAGAGGAACAGCATGAGCGGACCCGCCGTCAAATTGCCGGGATCAATGATCACGGTGATAGCAACCGGTATGACGTCCTGGAGTACTGGGGCACGGTCGACGGCTATGACCTAGAAGAGCATGGCGTCGAGTTTCCTGAAGACGCGGACTTGTCTGATTCGTACAGCGCTTGCGTTTGGATCTGCGGCAGCAGCGTTCTAAAGGTCATGCTGAACCCGATTTCGGGTTACACGCTTCCGTACCACATCTTCCCCTACGAGAGATCACCTCATCAATTTTGGGGAACGGGCGTTCCCAGGATGATGCGCGACTCTCAAACCACGATGAATGCTGCGACCAGGATCTGGCTGGACAACCTGGCGCTCAGTTCCGGACCAATGATGGAGGTCAACACTGATCTCCTTGCAGCCGGTGAAGATCCGACTGATGTACACCCGTGGCGCGTTTGGCTGCGAGAAGGTGGTGACGGAAGCATGCCAGCGATTCGCTGGTATCAGCCCGTTGCTAACGCGAATGGGCTCAACCAAATCGTAGAGCTGTTTCGGCGTTTTGCGGATGAGACGACATCGCTGCCCTCTTATACGCATGGTGAGCAAGGCAAGAGTCTCAACAAGACCGCAACTGGCATGTCGATGCTGATGGGAGCTGCGAACGTAAGCCTCAAAAGCACGATAAAGCTCATAGATGATCACCTCCTGAAGCCGCTCGTAACCAGCCTGTTTCGCTGGAACATGGAATTTTCCACTAACGAAGAAGCTAAGGGCGACCTCAAGATTTTTGCTCGCGGCAGCACCGCTTTAATTCAGAAAGAGGTTCAGAGTCAGAGGCTTCTTCAGTTCCTTTCTCTGGTTAGCAACCCGACCGATCTGGCGGTTGTAGACCGGACCCAGCTGTTGCGAGACATCGCTCAGTCAATGGAAATTGATCCTAGCGAAATCATTAAGAGTGAGGAGGTGATCCAAGCTGAACAAGCCGCAATCCAAAATCAAATGCTCGCTGGAGCAGGCGCAGGCAATCCTATGGCTGAGTCACCAGGATCAATACCAGGAGGTGCGCCGCCTGTTTGAGAACAGGCTGCAAGACGCGCAGTCGAGATTGGAGCATGCGGATGAAAAAGGATTTAAGCACGAGCAAGGTCGAATCGAAGAGCTTCGATTCCTGCTTGGGCTTGAGGGGACGGCGAAGGTCGTCCTGGACAAAGCGCGGTCCCGTTCACGGATAACCGCGGTTGATTAACGAATATCCCTGCGAGGGGACTCGGAAAAAGTAGATGGCACGTAACGACCCAGCACAATTGATGGCTGAAGCAGAACAGATGATGGAAGAGCTTCGGAATTCGGAGGCAAGTCCCTCGGCGGAGGACAGCTTGGAACCGGAGGAAGAGTTCGTTCAGGAAGCCCCCTCAGAGCTTGAGGACACGGTGGAATCGTCTGCAGAACAAGCTCCCGGAGAGGAATCTCAATTAAGCGGCGAAGATTCTGATGCGGCTCAGCGGATAGAAAAAGCTGAAAGAGCCATGAAAGGTGCCCAGGCGAAGATGACACAAGCTACGCAAGAAGCGGCAGATTTGAGGCGGCAAGTTGCCGATCTTTCTGAAACCGTTTCTGCGTTGAAAGGTCAGCTTGCAGACGAGCAGCGAAATTCTGAGCGACTCAGCCAGGTGCGGGAAGAATATCCCGACGTGGCGGGTCCGCTTTTGGATGAGTTGCAAAATCTGCGAGACAGGGTGGATCAACAATCAGAACTGAATTCCCAATACGAGCAACGCTTGCAGGAAGAACGGCAGGCACAGGCAGCGCAAGAACATTTCGAGCGCATCCGAAGTGTGCATGCCGATCTTGATCAAGTGGTCGAGACGAGCGATTGGGCTCTTTGGCTTGAACAGCAGGATCAGCAGATCCATGGCTGGGTCGAGTCAGGCAGCAGCAACGACGTCATTGCCGTTTTGGACAAGTTCAAGTCTGACATGGGGATCAAACCCGCAACGCCGCAAGAGCAAGCTTTAGCGAAGGCAAAGGAGGTTGCAGAACCTCGTCTGCCAAAAGCGCGAAAAGCTAACGTTTCTGGCGAACGCAAAAGCTGGACAGTGGATGACATTGTCAACATGCCGCTCGATCAATTCGAGAAGCACAAAACTGAGATTCTTGAAGCTCAGGCAGCTGGAGCCATTCGCCGCTAAATCTCTTGTGAAGGATTTTTGCGATGGCATTTTCATTCTTTAGTACGGGGGCAACCTCCGAAGTAAACTTCATCCCCGAAATTTTCAGCAAGCTGCTGCAGGCAAAGTTCTATGCCGCCTCAGTTTTGCCCGAAATTTCAAACACTGACTACGAAGGCAGCATCACCGCTGCCGGGGACAAGGTCGTTGTGCGCACGGTTCCCGCCGTGACGATAAACGACTACGCCGGAAGCATTACGACTCAGGATCTGACGACTGCAAAAGTCGAACTCCTGATCGACAAGGCGAAGTACTACAGCTTCCTCAGTGACGATGTGCTTGCAGCACAAAGCGACATCAATCTGATGGAAGAGGCTGCAAACGACGCTGCCGAAGGGATGCGGGTTTCGGTTGAAACTCAAGTCCTGGCAGATGTTGTTGCGGGTGCCGGAACGACCGGTTCTGACACGACAATCACGTCAAGCAACATCCTTGGAGAAATCCTTGGATTCGCCAAGACGCTGGATGAGAACAACGTCCCTGAAGAAGGTCGTTTTCTCGTTTTGAGCCCTGAGTTTATTTCGATTCTGAAACAAACCGAGCTGAAGCAAGCGTACTTGACTGGTGACGAAACCTCGCCTCTCCGTAACGGAAAGGTGGGAATGGTTGATCGTTTCACCGTGTATACGAGCAATATGCTTTCAGTGGCGTCCGGGTACACCAAAGTACTCGCGGGTCACAAGAAAGGCATCACGTTCGCTTCTCAGTTCACAAACACTGAGGAAGTTCGGATGGAAAGCAAGTTCGGTACTCAGGTACGCGGTCTGAAGGTCTTCGGCAGCAAGGTAATCGTTCCCGATTGCCTGATCGCCGGTAGCTGGACCTGATAGGTCTAAGGGGGGCTACTTTCGCCGCTTGGCGCTTGTAGCCCCCCATTCTTTCTTTCTCTATGAGGATCATATGGAAGCTGCAAACACGAAAGATGACATCTATGAAACGGCTCTTAACCAGTTCGGGAAAAAGCTTGATCGCAGGATGAAACTTAGTGACCTGGCTGAGCAGCTTTCTCAACTGGAAGAAGAAGCAAAGAACCCGACGCCGACTCCTAAAGCAAGAAAGCCCAAGGCAGTTCGGAACGTGGTGACTGGCAACGTTTTTCAATACTACCTTGAGGAGTGGGAAGGGAATCCTAACCTCGAGGTAATTGAGTGGGAGGATGCCTGATGGCAACGACCAAGGTCGTAGACGTAATTGATCGAGCCGCAATTATTTTGCAGGACGCATCCCATGTCCGGTACCCAGAAGCTGAGTTGTTGAAGTTTTTCAACGATGCTCAGCGAGAAGTGGTACTGCATCGACCAGACGCAAAGATGGTTACTGCTGACTATGACTGTGTTGCAGGGAGCAAGCAGTCGCTACCGGCTACGGGGTTGCGTCTGATTGACGTCGTTCGGAACAAAGATGGTCGGGCAATCACTCAAGTGGATCGCAAAATTCTGGATGAAACGCTACCGGATTGGCATGAAACGGCGGCTAGCTCGAACAAGATTGAGCATTATGTGTATGACCCGGCGGCGCCGAAGGTCTTTTATCTGTACCCGAAAGCGACTGCGGATTTTGACATTGAAATCGTCTACAGCGAGGCACCTGCGGATATAACGATCAGCAATTTTTCTACGGACACCCAGGTCATCAGTGTTGATGATGTTTATGCGGGGGCGCTGTTAGATTTTGTGTTGATGAGGGCATACCAGAAAGACAGCGAATACGCTGGTAATGCTCAAAGAGCGCAGATGCACTATCAGTCGTTTCAAACAAGCCTGGGGATGAAGATTCAGATTGACACTGCGCTCAACCCAGTTCCAAGCACTCCTGATGTGAATGCCGGGAGGATGTAGTGAAGTACTCCGACCTTGGCATTTACATCCGTCCGGAGGTTCAGGGATGCCCAGAGTTCCTGATTGAGAGGTCTGTGCGGGACGCGGCAATCGACTTCTGTTCGAGAACGGGTGTTTATATTCCAGAGCCTGAGTCCCTGACGATCATTAAAGGCGTCAACGAATATGCGGTGACGTTGCCTACGGGCACCGAGTTGAACCGGATCATTGACATTTACGCAGACAAAACTGCTTTGCAGCCTTTGGGCTACAGCGAACTGCTTGGTCGCCTCGGCGATGAAACCGAGCAAGGATCGCCAAAGTGGTATTCACAAAGAGACAACGCAGATTTTTACCTGGCACCAATACCCGACGCAGCCGACACACTCCGTGTTGTTTACAGCGTTAAACCAACAGCCACTTCCACATCTATACCGGACACAGTCGGTCGGGAAAACCGAGAGGCTTTGGTTCACGGAGCTTTGTATCGCCTACAAATGATGAGTGGTCAGCCGTTTAGCAATGGCGGAGCGGCTCAGATGAACAACCAACTGTTTGAGAAAGCGGTTGGGAGGACTACTCGACAGGTCAAATATGGATTTTCCGGTGGGCGTTTGAAGGCGAAACCGAGGGCATTCATCTAATGGCGTATCTGACGACAATTGACCTCGTTCAAAATGACCAGCTACCAGAGCT